ATGAACTGGTTTCAGATGATCGCCTCGGCCGTCTCGGCGCTGTCCGGCGGGTTCATCGGCGGATGGGTGGTGGCGTTCCGCCTGGGTCGCTGGCGCCAACGCGTCGAGGACCACCTGGAGAGCATCGAGGCCCGCCAGCTAAGGGGCGACCGCGCGGTGGACAGCGTGCCCGTGCTGGGCACGCGCGTCGAGCTGATCCTGGAGGAGCTCCGCGCCATCAAGCTGGAGATGCGACAGGACCGCAAGCACTTCGTCAGCCACGAGGAATGCAATAGGAGGCACCATAGTGACCATACGTGAGGAACTGGAGAAGCTGCTGGCCGACCTGGGCCGGCAACGACGCGAGGCCGAAGCCGAGGCCGGACACGCCGCCGAGCGGCTGGCCCGCCTGGCCGCCGGCATCACGCCCCTGCAGGAACTGGACCACGAGCAGGTACGCGCGGCGGCCGACACGTTCGGCGACGCGTTGATCCGCCTGCGGCAGACTCAGCAGTTCGCCCGCGACATCCGCCGGCTGCTCATGTAACCCGATTCCCTTCCCTGACGGCAGGAACACATGGCCCACTGGTCCCGACAGCATGAGCAACTGCGCCTGAAGGTGCTCGACCTGATCGAGCGCCGCGCGACCCCGTTTCGGGAGACCGGGGCCGAGGCACGCGCACGGCGCATGGGCCTGGATTTCCTGCCTTGGTGCCGCACCTATCTGCCCCACTACTTCGACGTTCCGTTCGCGCCGTTCCACTCGCGCATGGCGGCGGCCGCAGGCGAGGCGGGCATGCCCACGTTCGTCTGCGCCTTCCGCGGCGCAGGAAAGAGCGTGCTGCTGACGCTGGCCCGGCCGCTCTACCGCGCGCTGCACGACGGCGTGCCCTACTACCTGTACGGCAGCCAGGTGCAGAAGCTGGCCGCGCAGAACATGGACTACGTGCGGCTGGAGCTGGAGCACAACCCCCGCCTGCACGGCGACTACGGCGTGCCCGAGGTGCGCGGCCCCCACGATCAGTGGACGGTCGAATGGCCCCGCAGCGGCGGCTCCACCCGCTTCGAGGCGTTCGGTATCGGCATGAGCCCCCGCGGACGCCGCCACGGGGAGCACCGTCCGCTGGAGTTCATTGGCGACGACCTGGAGGACGCCGAGCTGGCCCGCAACCCCGAGCGCGAGCAGCACCTGTGGGACTGGCTGATGGACGAGGTGCTGCCGGCGCTGGAGCCGGGCCGGTTCGCCTTCACCGTGCTGGGCACCATGTTCGGCCCCGACTGTCTGATGGCCCGTGCCGGCGCGCTGGCGCTGCGCCCCGACGATTCCGGGCGCCCCCTGGCCCGCGCTTTCACCCAGCCGGTCGCCGAGGGCGGCCGCAGCGTCTGGCCGGAGCGCTTCGATGACGGGACGCTCTCGCGCATCCGCGCCACCATCGGGCTGCGCAACTGGCTGCGGAACTATGCGCTGGAGCCCGACGACCCGACGCGCCCGTTCCAGGCGCGGTGGATGCTCTCGTATCGCGCGGAAGAGGTGGACCCGGCGCGGCTGGACATCGTGGCGTTCCTGGACCCCGCCATCAGCCAGACCGGTTGCCCGCGTGCGCTGGTGGCCGTGGGGGCCGACCGCCGCACGGGCATGCGCTACGTGCTGGACGCGTGGATCGAACGCGGCACGCCCGTCGAGATGCTGGAGCAGGTGTTCCGGTTCCATCAGCGGTTCCGACCGCGCATGATCGGCATCGAATCGAACGGCGGCTACGCGCTCATCCGCCCCCTGCTGGCCACGTGGGAGGCGCGGCGCGGCCAGCGGCTGCCCGTGCGCTACGTGCATCACAGCCGCCCGAAGGCACTGCGCATCGAGGCGCTGTGCTCCCAGTTCGAAAGCGGTCGCTGGCGTTTCCCGCAGAACCCCGGGCCCGGCGTCAAGGTGCTGCAGGAACAGTTCCTCAGCTATCCGGACGGTTACGTGGACGGGCCGGACGCCGCCGCCGGCTGCGACGAGCTGCTGCCGGATGCCTTCGCCCCGGTCGGCCGGACGGGCTCCTATCGCAGACTGCAGGGCCGCAGCGACTTCCGCTCACTCTAGGCATCCCCGAGGGACGACATGACCGATACACCGAGCAAACAGACGCAAGCCGCGCCGTCGAGCAGCGGCTTCGGCGCGCGCACCGTCGTGGGCCACGTGGACGTGGACACCCTCGGCCCGCGCAGCACCAAGCGCATGCTGCTGGCGGCGGAGTCCGGCGACCTGTGCGCCCAGGCCGAGCTGTTCGAGCGCATGGAGGAGAAGGACGGCGAGCTGGACGCCCACCTGCGCACGCGCAAATCGGGCGTCGCCCGGCTGCGCTTCGAGATACAACCCGCCGACCAGTCGCCCGAGGCGCAGCAGGCGGCCGACCTCTGCCGGGAGTTCGTCGCCCGCATACCTGCCCTGCGCGACGCCGTCTTCGATCTGTTGGACGCGGTGCCGAAGGGGTTCAGCGTGCAGGAGATCGAGTGGGAGACGTCGTCGGACCGCTGGCAGCCCCGCCGGCTGACCTGGCGGCCGCAGCGCTGGTTCACCGTCGCCGACGACGGGCAGACGCTCCTGCTTCGGGGCGACGACGGCACCGGCGTGCCCCTTAATCCGCTGAACTTCGTCATCCACCGTGTGAAGGCCCGCAGCGGATTCTGCGCGCGCACCGGCCTGCTGCGCTCGTGTGTGCGCGCGTTCGTGGTGCGGCACTTCGCGTGGAAGGACTGGATGGCGTTCGCCGAGGTGTACGGGATGCCAGCGCGGCTGGGATGGCTGCGCGAGGGCGTGCCGTGGGACTCGGACGAGGCGCGCGAGCTCTGGCAGGCCGTGCGGGCCCTGGGCATGGACGCCGCCGCCGTCGTGCGCGAGGGCAACCGCATCGAGGTGCTGGACACGCGGTCCGTCGGCGAGGGCCAGATCTTCGAGCGCATCCTGGACCGCGCCGGGCGCGAGATGACGTTGGCCGTGCTCGGCCAACTGCTGACCAGTGGCGGCGATCAGGGCGGCTCCTACGCCCTGGGCCAGGTGCACAACCAGGTGCGCTGGGACCTGGTGGAGGCCGACGCGGCCGCCCTGGGGCAGACCCTGGCCGACCAGCTTCTGGCCCCCATCGTCCGCCTGAACCTGGGCGCAGGCTACCCCGTGCCGCGCTGGCACTTTGACGCGGACAGGCCGCAGGACCTCAGCAGCCTGGCTGGCACCGTGAAGACCCTGAGCGAGGCGGGGCTCGCCATACCGGCCGCCTGGGCCTACCAGAAGTTCGGCATACCCCAGCCCGCCCGCGGCGAAACCGTGCTGGGCGGCCTAACGGAGGACACCGACCGATGACAGTGCAAGCCATTCCGCAGGTCGTTCCACTGACGCCCGACGCCGCGGCGCCGCAGTGGGTCATGCTGGCCCGCACCGGCGCCTGGCTGGGCCACCCCACCACGCCGGAGGTGATAACGCCCGACCGGCTGCGCAGTGCGCGCGACTACTTCGACCGCCACTACGCCGCGACGGGCACGGACCTGGTCGTGGACTACCACCACTCCAGCGTGACGGCGCCCTGCCGGGCGCAGTTGGCCCCGGCAGCGGGATGGGTTACGGCCGTCGAACTGCGCAACGGCGACACCGAACTCTGGGGCCGTGTGCTCTGGACGGCGGAGGCGGCCGACGCCATCGCCCGGCGCCGGTTCCGCTACGTGAGCCCGGCACTGCGGTTCGGCGCACCCGACCGCGTCACGGGCGAGCGCGTGCCGATGATGATCCACAGCGTGGGGCTGACCAATACGCCGTTCCTGACCGAGCTGGAGAGCCTGAACGAAGCCGCCGCAGACGGCGGCGCAACCCTTACTGAAGGAGGAGAGCCGATGGGTCTGTTGAATGCAATCGCCGAGGCCCTGGGCCGGGAGCCCGAACACGTGGCCTCCGCGCTCGGGCTGGACCCCGCCGGGGACGACCGGCAGGTGGCCGAGGCCGTGCTGGCGTGCGCGGAGCGCAGACGTGTGCCGGAGTTTGTCGCGAACTCGTTGGGCGTGTGCGCCGACGCCGACGAGACGGCCGTACGGGCCGCGCTCATCCGACTGAAGGCGCCCGGCGCGGGGCTGACTTCCGTGCGTGCCAGGCTGGGGCTGCCCGACGCCGCGCCCGAGTGCGACGTGCTGAACGCGATCGACGCCCTGCAGGCGGCCGGACGCGACGGCCAGGCGGAGCAGCTCGTGGACGCCGCCGTCGCCGAAGGCAAGATACCCCCCGCCCACCGGGACTTCTACCTGAACGAGGCCCGCAGCGACCTGGACGCCGCGCGGGAAGTAATCAACTCGCTGCCGGTGCTCACGGCGCCGCAGCCCGCGCCCCGCAAGACCCTCAGCCGGCGCCTGTCCGATGCGGAGGAATCGGTCCGCCGCCAGTTGGGCCTGTCCGCCGAAGCATTCCTGAACGCCGAATGACCCCAACCCCCTGAGGAGGTGCACACATGGCCGCACTGACGTCCGACAGAAACACCGAATACAGCCTGGGCGATCTGCTCTCGATCCCCGTGGCCGCCGACACGCGCATCTTCGCCGGCTCGCTCGTATGCGCCGACGCCGACGGCTATGCCGTGCCGGCCGCCGACACCGCCGGCCTGAAGTTCATGGGTGTCGCCACCGCCCAGGCGGACAACCGCGACGGCGCGGAGGGCGACATGAGCGTCATCGTGCGACGCCGCGGGCGCTACCGCTTCGCCTACAGCGGCTCGCTGGTGCAGGCCGGACTGGGCGCCGCCGTCTACGCTGTGGACGACCAGACCGTGGACGCTGCCAACGGCGTCTCGAACAACGTGCTGGTCGGCTCCGTGGCCCGGTACGTCGCGGCGGATGAGTGCTGGGTGGACGTGGACGCCGCCGCGGTAGCCGGCAGATCGTGGAACGAGCCGACGACAACTACATCGACCGCCGCCGGCTGAGCGCACTGATCGGCAGCCTGTTCTTCCCGCAACCACACTGACGCAAAGAGGAGGTCCGTACGCATGGAGATAACGCAGGGAAACCTGGAAGCCGTCTTCACCGGGCTGAAGGCCACGTTCGGCGAGGCCGTGCAGTCCACCGAGACCGAGCAGGTCGTGCGCCTGATGGAAAGCGTGCCCAGCAGCAGCGGCACGGAGAGCTACCCCGTCGCCACACTGCTCGGCGACCTGGAGGAGGTGCTGGATGAGGTGACCATCACCAATATCGGCGCGTTCGTGCAGAGCGTGCCGAACCGCACCTTCGCGCGCATCGTGCAGGTGAGCCGCAACGACGTGGCCGACGACAACATCGGCGTCTACCGGCCGGGCGTGCGGCAGCTCGCACGGCGCGCCGCGCTGTATCCGCTCCGGCTGGCGGCCGAGGCCCTGCTGCTGGGCCTGACGGACGAGTGGATCGACGGCGCCACCGTGTTCAGTGACAGCCACGAGTGGGTGGGCGGCCTGAGCTGGTCCAACCGGAGCGACGTCGCGCTGACGGCCGACAACTTCCAGACGGCCTACAACGCGCTGGAGACGCGCATCGGCCCGGACGGGGCCCCGCTGGGCCTGCGGCCCGACGTGCTGGTCTGCGGTCCGGCCAATCGGACGGCGGCCGAGGACATCCTGGAGGTGCAGTACCTGGAGTCCGGCCAGTCCAACCGCAACTACGGCAAGTGCGACCTGATGGTGCTGAGCCGGCTCGGGTCCAGCAACGCCTGGTTCCTGATGGACACGGAGCCGACCAAGCCGATGATCCTGCAGGACCGCGAGGGCCCGGAGTTCACGGCGAAGGACGATCCCGACGATGACGACGCGTTCTATCGCGAGATCTACGCCTATAAGGCGCGCCGCCGCTGCGCGGTGGCCGTGATGGCCCCGTGGCTGGTGCAGGCCAGCGCGGGCGCCTAAGCAATCGGGGGAGCATCCGCGCGGAACCAGAGCCCCGCCCGTCCGGGCCGCACGCCGGCGCGGGCGGGCCTTCCCCCCTTGAGAGGTGACACATGGCCTACTGCACGCAAGACGACGTAGAGAGCCGCATCGGCCGCGAGGACCTGACGGCGCTGGCCGACCACAACGGCGACGGCGCTCCGGACGCGGACGTGGTCACCCAGGCCATCGCATCCGCCGACGCCGTGATCGACAGCTACCTGGGAACGAGATTCGACGTGCCCGTCTCGCCCGCGCCGGAGGTGCTGAAGACGCGGGCCGTGAGCCTGGCCGTCTACTTCCTGAGGCTTGGGCGCGACAGCGTGACCGAGGACGCGCGGCGGCAGTACGAGGACGACGTCGCCTGGCTTCGCGAGGTGGTGCAGGGCACGGTGACCCTGGGCATCGAACCCGAGCCGGACGAGTCGTCCGCCGCACCCAGCGTGCGTTACGACACGCAGGCGCGCATCTTCGGACGCAACGAACCCCTCTGACGAGGACCACCCATGGGCAACTTCCTGACAGACGGACGGCTCGCGCTGGTCGCCGCCCTGCGCGACGACGCGGAGATAGCGCGCAGGGTCCGGACGTGGTTCGACTTCGGGCCCGGACTGCAGCGGCGCCACGGTCTGCAGCCGGCGGTGTGCCCCGCACTGAGTGTGAGCCCCGCCGAGGGCACGTCCACCGCCGTCGCCAACGTGGAGCGCGAGACCGTGCAGACGTTGCGCGTCGAGGCGGCAACCGACGGTCAGGACGCCGCGCCGTGCGAGGATCTGGCGGCGCTGATCCTGGCGCGCGTGGAGGCATGCAACGAGGAATGCCTGGGGCTGGCGAGCGACGGACTGACGGGGCTGCGCGCGCGCTCCGTGGCCTGGGCGTCCAGGCCGCGCCAGGACGGCGCGCGGCTCATATGGACCGCGTCGATCCAGGTCGAACTGCTCTGGCGGCGCATCTGACCGGGAGGAACAGCCGATGGGCGGACCGCAAGGAGACTGGCATCGCTCGCGCAGGCGCCACCTGCGCATCTGCCGCGAGGACGCATGGGCCGAGTGCCCGGACGAGCCGCAGTGGCAGGCTGTGCCCTTCGTCGAGGACGGCTATTCGCTGAAGGCCACGCAGGGCTACTACCGCCCCGACACGCAGTTCGGCGGCGACCGGACAGGCGTGCACCTGGCGTCTCTGCAAACCGTAACTGGCGCGTTGGTTACCCGCCTCTGGCCGCAGCTTGCCGGCCTGTTGCTGGCGATGGCGCTGGATCGCAGCGCGGGCGGGCTGCCCAGCTACTGCGCGGACCTCTACACGCCGTCGGACGCGCGGCGCTGCCTGGGCGCGATGGTGGATCGTTTCGAACTGGAGGCACAGGCTGTGGGCCGCGACGTGCTCGTCCGGCTCACGATGCAGGCAAGACGGGAGGCCGCGCTGACGGGCCTGACCGAAGACGACTTCGACTACTCCGGGCTCAGCACAGCCCCCTTCGCCTTCGACCGGGCAGAGATCGAACTGGACGGGGCAACCGTCACCGGCGCGCAGGCGTTCTCGCTGCGCGCGGACAATCGCCTGTCGGCAGGCCCGAACCGTGCGGGCCTCATCGACTACCTGGTCGCCCGGCAGCGCCTGGTCACGCTGGAGCTGACGAAGCTGGACGACGACGACGCGCTGAACGCGGCCATCCGCGAGGGCGGCACGCTGAGTTTCGCCCTGAGCTTTGCCCACCCCGAGGGCCACTCCCTGGAGATGGCCCTGCCCGTGCTGCACGTCGAGGCCAACGCCGAGCGCGCACGTCCGGGCGAGCTGGCCACGTGCGTCGCCCGCATGGCGGCCGGCACGGACGAGTCGGGCGACGACCTGACCACCACGCTCGAACTGGGTTCCTAAGCAAGCAAGGGTGACGCAGACCATGACGCAATCCGACACGTCAGTGGACCGGGCGCGCGAAGCCTACGAGCGCGCCGCCGAGCAAGTGGTGCGGCAGCAGGAAGCGCTGGCGGCGCTGCGCGAGATCGTGGCCGCCATGGCCGAGGACAACGTGCGCCTGCACCAGAGAAGCCTGTCCGTCATCCAGGCGCTACAGCGCGACGTCGAGCGCCACCGCCAGCAACTCAAGCGCCTGAGCACGGCGCGCGTCTGAACGGAGGGAGCAACCCGTGGCCGCAGGATACTTCGCCGACGGAACGATCAGCATCGAGCTCGGCGCGCACGCGTTCGCCACACCGGTCGCCTGCCGCCGCAACACCATCCTGTCCCCCGCCGCCACGCCCGCCGTGGTGCTCGACGCAGGCGGCGGCACCCTGGAGCTGCAGGTGACCGGCCAGCGCGTGCGCGACAACCTGGGCGACGCCGAGCGCTACATCTACGAGCACCTGCACGCCCTGGGCACGAGCGACCCCGGCACGCTGGGCTGCGAGGACAACGCGGGCCGCCGAGCCACGTTCGGCGACAGCGTGTGCGTCGCGGCGGAGGGAGAGGTGCGCGCCTTCCGCTTCTGCGACATGCGGATGACGTTCCTCTCGCCGGAGAGGGCGTCCCAACCGGCCTGGGGCACCGTGCCCTCAGCGCCCGCAACATACGCGGCCACCAGCACGGCGCAGGACTACGCCGCCGGCGGCATCACACTGGGACGAGGCGCGAGTCTGCGCATCGAGATGGCCCGCGAGTTCCCCCTCCGGCAGATACCGCGCGCGCGCGGCGCACGGGCTCGGGGGCCGCGCACAGGCGCCCTCCTCCGCTTCGTCGTCACGGCCTACCTGCTGGAACCCGCGGCTAACCTGGCCGCCGCGCTGGCGGAGCTTTCCCTGCAGATCGGCCCGCGCCCCGTGGACCTGACGGGCAACGGCAACACCTACGAGGACGTCGTGCTGGATTCGCTGCGGCCCGCGCACACGGATCTGAACCACACCCGCTTCGAAGCCGAGTTCGTCAAGGAGATCTGACGTGGCCGACCTGTCGCTCTACATCAACGACGAGCCGAACGCCCAACTGCGCGTCAACTCCATCCGCGCCAGCTACGTGCGCCCGTGGGAGGCGCAGCTCTCCTACCCGGGCCGCCACGACGCGTACAGCGGCGTCCGGCTCTGGGACAACGTGCGCATCGTCGAAGGCGGCGTGACGCGGTTCCGGGGCAACATCGTCGAGGTCGCGCCCGGCGGGGTGGAAGCCGAGGGCGTGCGCTACGTCGCCATGGACCGGCGGTTCCGCCTGCAGAACGAGCCGGTGCGCATCAACGGGCGCGGACACTACGTCTGGAATCGGCGCGGACATCTCTGCACGGACGGCCGCGGTGGCGAGGACAGTCCGGGGCGCGACGGCGGCAAGTGGACGGCCGGCGAGATCATCATCGACATCCTGGAGCACGCGCTCGGAATACCCGCCGGCGGATCGGGCATCCCGGGCCACCACGGCGACTCCTGCTGCGTGTCCGGCACCTACCTGACCTTCGCGGATGTTGCCGCCTACGGGGCCGCGGACTGGCTGGCCCTGGACAGCGTCATCGGCGAGTTCAGCGTGGACAACACCAGTGTCGCGGATGCCATCAGCCTGCTGGTGGCGCTCAACGGCGGCTTCTACGGGTGGTACATTGATCCCGTCACGGGTGCCCTGGTTCTGCGCAACATGACGTCGCTGCCGGCTACGGACGTGCAGGCGGGTGAGCTGGGCGAGTGGCACGACGCCGACGGCACGGACTACCGCCTGCTGGGCAACGAACTCGAGTGGAGCCTGGACGGCGTCTGCTCGACGATCGTCATCCAGGGCACGGACAAGCTGCAGGAAGAGCAGCCGGCCAACATCGAAGACTCGGCCAACCCGGGCCAGGGGAACTTCGGCGAGTTGGAGCTGGTCGCGGCCCCCTGGAAGGACTTCCCCGCCGCCTACCGCGCGTTGTGTCAGCCGACGCGGCACTTCTGCGCCCGCAACATCGACGACGCCTCGGCCTTCACGCCGCCGCAGGGCTACTGGGGCTACACGTTCAGCCCGCGCGTCTACGTGGGCACGGACGCGGGACCGAAGTACGTGTACCGGCCCTCGTCGGGCGTCCATCCGAGCTGGCTCGTGCCGTGCGGCATCATCGGATTCAACGAGGTGCCGGCGCTGGGCATGGGCGAGAAGCTGTGGGGTTGGTACTGGGCGCGCGTGCCCTTCACCGTCAGCGCCGGGCCGGACGGCGATGCCTACGGCTGCTACGGCTACGAGCGCACGCGAACGGTCTACGACTCCGCGTTCAAGCACACATCGAGCTGGCCTCAACCCGGCACGGCGGACGACGAGACGGCGATGGCGCTGCTGGCCGAGCGCCTGCTGGAGCTCTACAAGGACGTGCGGCGCCAGGGCACGCTGCGCGTGGATGAGGCGGATCTCGATGCGTTCCACCTGGGCCGACGATACAACGTGGTGAACCTGGGCCCGGGCGCGTGCGGCGAACCCACCAGCACCACGTCGGCGCCGCCCTGCACGCGCATGCCCACCCGCTGGGACACGCTGTCGATCAATGCCGTCGACGTGCTCTACGACCTGGACCGGGACGTCGTCGAACTCACCGTGGCGAACACCTTCTTCATGCTGGAGGAATACTCGGAGCTGAAGCGCCGTCTGGAGATGAACCTGTTTGCGCAGCGCGAGTTGGACCTGAGCGAGGACATCTACGAGTGCCAGGTGCAGATACCCGTGGTGCACGACGATCCTGACGATATCCACCCGACCACGACGTCCACCGAAGCGCCTCCGACGACCAGCACCACGACGCAGGCCCCGACGACCACGACGACCGAGCAGCCGCCCACCACCAGCACCACCGGTCAGCCCGGCACCACGTCCAGCACCGTACAGCCCACAACGACCACGACGAGCAGCACAAGCACCACAAGCAGCACCAGCACGACCAGCAGTTCCACGTCGTCGTCGACCAGCACCACCTCGTCGACCAGCACGAGTTCCACATCCAGCACGAGCTCGACGAGCAGCACATCGTCCACCAGCAGCACGACCAGCACGACGACGCACTGCCCCGCCGAGTGCTACGACTGCGCGGACCTCTACTGCGTGGAGGTGCCCGAGTTCGTCTGCGGCGACGAATGCACGCCCATAGTCCCGACCGTCGGCACCATCATCTTCGGGCGCAACCTGAGTATGGGGCCGTGCTGGTGGGACTTCGCCGGCGTGGGTGACGAGGAGAACGACACCGCCATCTCCGTCTGGCTGCGCTGCGGCGCCTCCGAGAATCAGCCGGGCTGGAGCTTCGTCGTGCACAACGGCATCTGCGGCACCATCGAGTGCCTCTACGAGAAGCCCGCCGGGCCGTGCCCCGCCGGCACGTACTCCAACACCGGCCACATGAACTGCGCCGGACTGTGCCCGAGCGAGTTGACCGTCTACGCATGCTCGGGCGGGACCACTACCACAACCACACTTGTCCCCTGACGAGGACACTACATGGACCCCGGAATCAAGCTTGCCCGCATCCGCCGCTGCCACACGTGCCCGTTCCGACGGACGGCGCACGCGAGTGTGTGGCGCTGGCCGCACTGCACCCACGGCGGCGGCGACCGCGAACTATCCGACGCGTACATGGGAGGCCCCGAGGCGAACTGCCCCGCCGGCTTCTGGTCCGCCCTGGAACCCGCTGAGCACAACGCCCCGTGCCGCCAGGCCGCGCAGGACCGGGCGGCCTGCCTGTTCGCGCGCGAGTCGCGCATCTGTGCGCAGAAGGTCGAGTGCCGGCGGCACGACGGTATCGTCGGGCTGATGCCGCGCTCGGCTTGCGGGAACTGCCCGGAACGGATCGAACGCCTGAAGATCAGCGCCGTCATCACCGCGCACAACGAAGGCGACGAAGTACGGCGCACCGTCGAGTCACTGGCCGCGTCGGTGCGCTACGCCGATCTGGAGATCCTGCTGGTGGACGATGGGTCGCGCGACGGGTGCTGCGCAGGTCTGGCGGCGGACGGCGCCCGGCTGGTGCTGCTGCGGCACGACGAGCCCTGGGGCGTCGGGCGCTCGCGCAACCACGGCGTGCGCGTTGCCTCCGGCGACGTGGTCACCTTCCACGACGCCCACATGCGCTTCCCCGTCGGCGGGCTGGAGACGCTCGCGCTCAAGGCGCTCGCGTCGGGGGCCGTGGTGTGTTCGGGGGGCGCGGGCATCGAGCACACGAAGCCGCAGTGGTGGGGGTGCGACCTGTTCTGGAACGCGCGGGACGGCCTGCAGCCCAAGTGGCGCATGGCGCCGCCGCAGGAGGCGTGGGGGCGCGTGCCGTGCCCCATGGGGGCGGGCTACGTGATCAGCCGCACCACGGCAGACGCGCTCGCGGCGGCGACGGGCCACCTGTGGGACGACGTGGCGGGCCGATGGGGATTCAGTGAGCAGGCGCTGGCGGTCAAGGCGTTCCTGCTGGACGTCCCCGTGCTGGTCAGCCGCGACGTCCAGATCGGGCACCTCTACCGAGAGTCCAACCCCATCCCCGACGCCACGCGCGAGGTCTGGCGGAACATCTGCCGCGCGGCAGCGGTCATCTTCCCGGAGCACGTGTTCGACGAGCGCTTCGGCCCGTGCTGCGAACGGCGCCTGGGCGCCGAGGAGGCACGGCGGATCGCCGGCGAAGCGCGTCGCAACCGACCCGATCCCGCATGGGCGCGTGAACCCGAAGAGGTCTTCACCCACCTGTGCGGCCGCGATAGCCGGATAACGGAGCCGCATCCCGACAACGCATGGCTGGGCGAGGTGCGGCGGGCGGCGGAGGCGCTGAAGGCGCGCAAGCCCGACGGCGACGGGCTGCGCGTGCTGCAGTGGCGGCCGGGCGAGGCCACGCCGCTGGTACGTCGGCTGCTGCCGCACGCGGAGATGCGCGCCATCGAGTGCAGCGAACACCGTATGCAGAACTGGCGTGCCCTGTGCTCGCGGTTGGACGTCGCGCTCGACCCCGTGCCTCTGGCCGACGATGCTTACGTGCGCCCTGCCGAAGCCGGCGAGTTCGACCTGGTGCTCGTCGGCGGCGAACGACAGGAGGAATGCCTGGCGGCCGCTGGCAGCATCCTGGCCCCCGGCGGGCGCATCATCGCCCATCCGTCCGCCGACCGCGACCTGATCGAGCATGCCGAGGTCAAGAAGGAGCAGGAGCGCCTGGACGAGTTCGCACGCACGCGCGCCGCACTCGCGCCTTCTGCTCCCGCCGAACCGCCAGTCGTGACCGTGGTCCTTCTGAACTGGCGCCGGGCCGAGAACATCGGTCCGGTCCTGGACGCGCTGGCGGCGCAGACCGTGCCGCTGCAGGTGTTCGTGTGGAACAACGGCGCGCCGCTCACCTTCTCCGCCGATGGGGGCGCGACGCAACGTCCCATCGCCGAGCATCCGCTGGTGAGCCTGGCCGTGCAGTCGGCCCGCAACATGGGGTGCTGGCCGCGCTGGCTGCTGGCGAGCATGGCGGACACCGAGTTCGTCTGCACCATGGACGACGACCTGTCGCCGGCGGACGAGCGCGTGCTGGAGGACGCGGTCACGGCATGTCGGGAGCAGTGCCCGGATGGCGTCGTCGGGTTCTTCGGCTGGCGGCAGATAGACGGGCGCCCGTATGCCGACGGCAGCCAGCACGTCAACGGCTCGGCCGAAGGCCGTTGGGTGGACTTCATCAAGGGCCGCTTCATGTTGTTCCGGCGCGACCTGCTGCGGCGTGTGCCGCTCGCGCACCCCGCCATCACCGACGTGCGGCACGAGCTGACCCGCGCCGACGATCTCTTCGTCAGTCTGTGCATCTCGCGCGGCCGACGCGGGGCGCACCTGGTGCCGGGCGTGCTCGGCAGACGCTGGCGGAACCTGCCCCAGCACGGCGCGGCCGTGAGCGCCCAACCGGGCCACTACGCCGAGCGTGGCCGCCTGATCCAACGCATGTTCGACTTCTACGAGGAGCAAGCACGATGAGGAACCTGTTGCTGATTGCCCTGGTTCTGGCGTCCGGCGGCTGTGGTCTCGCGGGGCTGAACCTGCGCCCGGCGCGCTCCGCCACCGGACACTACGAGGCCCGGACGCTGCCCGACGTGCAGACCGAGCGCCAGGTGCAGATCTCCATCGAGATGCCGGAGCCGACCGGCGTGGAGGCCGGCGAGGTCGGACCGGGCCTCGTCATCGAGCCGAGCGGCCGTGTGACCGCCCCGCCCCAAGCCAGGGTGCGGGTAGCCATCCGCGAGGAGGAGCAGCGGCGCGGCGGCCAGGAGAGCCGGCGCGAGACGGCCACGGCATCCAGCGCCGGGGTGACGTCCACTGGGAACGCGCCCAAGGAGCTGAGCACCGCCCCGCCGAGGACGAAGCTGCCGTCCGGCGCCGAGGCCGGCGGCGAGGTATCCGGGTTCTCTTTCTGGGAACGGGTGCAGGCCGCATCGATGCAGCCCCTGTACTGGATGGGCGGCGCGGCCGTGCTGGCCGGAGCCGTCGTGCTGCTCGTGTTGAAGCAGGCGTGGCTGGGCGCGGGCCTGGGCGCCGCGGGCGGCGCACTGATAGCCGTGGGCATCGTCGGCGACCGGTATCCGTGGGTGGCGCTGCTGGTGCCCCTGGTGTGCATGGGGGCGCTCGTCTGGTTCCTGCTCGCGAGCAAGAAGGGCCGCGATATCTGGACCACGCTGAAGGCCGTGGTCGGCGCCGTGGAGGTGGCCGAAGGCGGCCCGTCCGTCAAGGAGGCCGTCGCGAGGGCAGCCGGATCTGCAGCAGCGACCGTCAAGGCCGTTGTCACGGCGGCAAAGAATGAGGAGGGCCTGTAAGTGACCGAACTGGTACTCAACGTGCCGGACGGGACGGTAGAAGAACGCCTGCGAACGCCTGCGCTACATCCAGGCCGTGCGCGAGAAGTGCCGTCGCGAACACAACGCGCGAGGCGCTGCGGCCAAAGGCGATCCTGAGAAGATGGCCGAGTTCCGCGCGTGGCAGAAGGGCACATGGCGGCGCTGGAAGCGGGCCTATAAGGAAGCCCTGGCACATATCAACACCGAGATGGTGCAAGACGCGGCGGCGCTCAGTGACGAAGAGTTGGTTGGTATCGATCCTGAAGCGGTGTTTACGAAGAGGGCACAGGAGTGGCCTACGTAGACTACACAACGGGCATAGAAGACGACGCCGACAATAGACTGACCGTCACGACCAACAAAGTCTCGGCGTTCCAAGTCAGGCAGCCGGATTACGCGCAGGTGTATTGGGACGACGGTGTCGGCGGTATCGGCTCGACATTGGAATGGGACTGCAAGCTGTCACTGATTGCGCTCCACAACTACTACAACGACGTGGCGTTCTTCGCGGTATCCAACAGCATTGAAGACCTCTACGACTGGCGAGCGAATGATAGCCCGGCCGTCTTTGCGGCCATTCAGGTGTAT